TGCTAACGTTTTAGTCTTAGTTACCTTAACAAAAACACGAGACTTTTCAGTTTCAGTGAATTGAACATCTGTTCCATAAATACCACGGTAGTTACGGTAAGCACGTAACCAACGAGTTTCATCTGCGTATCGTGCATCCTCTGCACGTTTAAAGCGTGACTCAACATAAGATACTACGCTAGGTGCATCTAGTTCATCACCGTCTTCAATAACAGCCAAATCATCTGTTTCAAACAATTCGCCTTGATCGTTGTTTTCTGCCATGCTTAATATCCGAAAGTTGAATCTGCAGCTTGAAACCCTGCATTATGTGAAACTGGATTGAAGTCCCATAAAGAACTTCTTGGTCTAGTCATTATACCATACCTGATTGCATCATACAAGTGGTCTTCTGCATTTGTATCAACATCTTCAGGGTTTCTTTTATCTAGCGGTATGCTAGGTAACTGTGCTATAGTGTTGGTGCAAGTCGAGAAAAACACGAGTCTTGGCTCCTCTGTGTACTCATCAACTTGCAAACGGCGGTGAAGCTCGTTCTTACCTGCAACCCGTGAGCCTCGTGAACGGTCAGAAGGACGCCATCGACATCCCTTTTGGTTCATCTGCTCAGCCAAGGACGGGCCTGTGTCGCCTCGTTTGTGCCACAGGGAGCTATCTAACACACCGTACCTGATACTGCCATCTTCACTCTCAGCTTCAAGTATCATATCAGCTAGATCAGTAGCTGTAACTTTAGAACAATATAACTCTCTGTAGACAACAAGCTGCTCACTGGGTGATACAGCAAACCAGACAACGCCTGTGAAACTTCCGTAGCCGTAGTCGCAAGCTCTAAACTTAGTCCAGCTAGAGGGAATTTTATAAGGCTCAACGACATGTATGGCTCTGTTCCACTCAGGAAAGGCAGCACCTTCGTTGACATCCCAATTACCTTCTAGTAGTTGCTTGCGTTGATGCTCAGGAAGTGACAGAAGCATTGCTTCGTAGTCGCCACTCTCAGCTAAATACGGATTATCAAATAGACTGGCAGGTATGAACCTTCGTTTAAATAGGGGTTGACCAGCTTTACTATGCCCTGATGGGAACTTCAATACCTCACCAGTCTCAATGTCCGTTGCCCAGAAAGGCGTATTAGGTGATGCTGGGTCAATGAACATTTTCTTTACCCAAGAGTGTCCTTGTCCACCTGGGTTAGTCGTGGCTCGCATATACAAGCCTAAGTCTTTGTTTGCACTACGTAAACGTGAGCGCATGTAATTCCAGCTATAGGGGCTACCCCACTGCGTAAGTTCGTCAAACGCTATGTAGTTAAACGCCTGACCTTGGTAACGCATAACGTCAGTGTCTCTATCCAAGTACGACATCCACAATGTGCCGCCTCTAGGTGTAGTCCACTGACTCTTACGCTCAGACCACTTAATACCTGGTATAGCTTTAGGGTACAACTCTTGGCTTTTCTGTATGAGTTCCCTAAGTTCCTCTGTCGTGTGACGTACAAGTAGACCACTGAAGTCTGGGTGGTTCATGTTACGTAAAGGATCAGCTAATGTAGCGTAACTCTTACCGCCACCTGCTGCTCCACCATATAGTACTTCACGTTCACCTGAAGCTAAGTACTGCGTCTGTGGTCCTGGGTTTGGCCTGAATACAATGTTTTGTGCTTCTATAGGGTCAAACTCAGGAGGCTTTACTTGCGCTGGGCTTGGGGTTGGTGCTGCTGCTACTGTCTCCGTCTTCTTGTTCTTCGTAGGTGTAGCAACCTGGTCTTTCTTTTTCGAGGACTTCGATCTGACGTAACGCTTTTTCGAGCCGCTGGGCAAGCTGGCGTTTAATTGTAGTAAGTCTTTTTCTTTTACGCTCGACATCTATTCTCTTCTTTAATCCATCGTGGGTAATGCTTCTACCTGATTGTGTAGTTAACCACGCAGATACTTGACGGTAACTATACTTCTTTAGATGTTTCTTTGCAAGCTCTAAAAGTTCTAATTCTTTACTTATCGGTAATAGCCAATCCTCATCGTCAGGATCTATCTCGTAACCAAAAGGTATGTACGTACTTACTCTAGGTATCCGCTGCCAAAGCTTAACTTTAAACGGTGCTTTAGGTAGCATCCAGTACGCATAGTTTAAAGAGCGCTGTCCTTTAGTGTTATTATTATGCATCACTCTCTTGTTGCTTAGGTGGTAAAATAAACAACCCACCTGAAGACTCTACGTTTACTCTTTCAGTCTTTACTACACCAGCACGATCTAAGATCTGACCTGCAGCCATCATCTTTTCTTTAATGCCTAGCTGGGTAGGATCGTCCAAAGCAGAGGCATACGCAACTGCAGCACGAGGGCCAACTCTTGACATGTATGATTTAGTTGCGTCAAATATCTCATCTTTCAATGACTCCACAATAGATGTAGTAGATGACTCAGGGTTATAACCTGCAAGCTTTTTGGCGAGCACAACATCTCCTTGTGCCTCTTCAAAGAGAACCTCCAAAAACTTACTTTGCTTCTCTGTTAAGTTACGTGCCATCTTACTTTACTTTCCTGTAGGCTCTGGTTTTCTTTGCAATCTTTTTAGGCTGAGCCACAAACTGCTTACCCTTAGCAGCGCCTTTTCGTTTAGCTCGTGAGGTAGCAGCATACTCAGAAGAACTAAGAGACTTAATAGCTTTCTCAGGTAAGTATCTTTCACCTGTCGCTTTCGGGCCTTGCGTAGAAGGTTTACCACTCTTGGTTCTCCACTTCTGCTTACCCCAAGACTTTAAGCTCTTCTGAGACTTAGCTAACGCCATTTAGCAGCACTCACACTGACATTCACATTTACGGTTCAATAAAGCACGGATTATACGCTTTACGTAGCATTTAACTTTAGTAATCATTTGTAACCACCTCCCTTAGCTTTGTACTGCTTAGCGACCATTTGGGCTTTCCTGGCGGACCATTGTCCTGGCTTTCCACCTTTCCCTCCAGCTTTGATGGAAGCAACCAAGCGCTTACGCATAGTAGGCTTAGTATAATTACCCGCTGCATTAACCGTAGACTTTTTGCCTGACTTCGCCACGACTGATCCCCATATCGTGCAGTTCTTTGTCACTCATATTCATGAGTACCCAATAATCTGCTCTTCGTTGTTGGTTGTCTTGAAACTGTTTAAATAAACGTTTGAACATGTGCACTACCTCCTTCTGCTTTTGGTGCGGAGATAGTTATACCATATTTTATGTTAGCGTACTACATACAAGTTTGCATACCCGTTATGTACTACGGTTAGGGTTAAAGTGTTCTTCACCTGATACAGTGATCTCTAAGTCACCACCACCATCAAACGCTACAATCTTGTCACCTGCATGTAGATAAATTCTATCCGCTGTAACTACATTATATACATCATTACCTGCAACAGATTTAGCATCAATAAGATGATGGTACGTAGTATCTGATACAGTATAGACTTGAATAGTTACATTGTCTGTAGAACTACCACCATTGCTTACGTGCATAAACGTAACAATACAATCGTGATTAGGCGGTACAGTATAGATAACGTCAGCACTAGCACCACCTGCAGTAGCTGTAATAGTCTTACTTTCAAAGAACGTATTAAAAGGTAGTGCTACCATCTGGTGCTACTTCTTTTTGTTCTTACGGTTGTCAGTCTGTGCTTTAACCATACCACCCAAGTTGTACGTCATTACTTTACCGCCCTTAGCGTAACCCTTCTTCTTCATCATCCCACCATTCTTCATAGCTGGCTTAGGTTGCTGAGCTTGCATCATACCTTGTTGACGCTGCATATCAGCTTGAACTGGATCATACGCACCAGTCATACCGCCCATAGCGTAACCTTTTTTCTTTTTCGTAGTCATACCACCCTTAGCCATGTAACCCATCTTGTTACGTACAGGCTTAGGTAACTTCTTTAATCCTTTTTGCCCAGCGCCAGGAGTCTTTAATGCTCCACCAGCAGCGTAACCCTTCTTCTTCATAGCTGTCTTGCCACCCATAGCGTAACCCTTCTTCTTCTTGTTCATCATGTCACTCTTCCTCATCACTATATAAATTATTAAACACTCGTTGCGTATCCCATACGTATTCTACGTCCTGCTTAGAGTGGTACGTGTGTTGGTTAGGCTTAAAGTCTGGTGCACCCTGACCTGTCTCAAACCACGCTGGGTGAGTTACTCTCACTCTGTTGTTGGGTAACGCAACTATGTTACCTGTATATGGACCCGCATCTAATAACTCAAGTACGTGACTCTGTT